ACTGCGTATCGATACTTGTTTTTAGAAAATCCCGTCCGGTGGTGGATGATTGCCTCGCCATCGACCGCCAGGCGAGCCATCGCCATGTCTCCGAGGTCTTTCCTGCTTTGCTTCCCGCAAGCGCTTGGACTGTTTTTCAGTTTTCCAGCATTCTTCCAAGCGCTCTCAAGCTCTAGGTTGAATCGTTTGTCAATGCGGCCGTTTCGAGCCTTTCGACAAGCCGTCAACTTGATACCGTTCGGGCCGATGACGTTCGCTTTGAGAAGTCTCAAATAGTTCCGTACGTAATCGTTGCTTCGCTCTAGATCGCGCGCGCGAGAAACCAACTGCACAAGCTGAGGGTGAAGAGCGGCGTCTGCGCTTACGTCGGTGGTATCCCAACCGACAAACGACTCGTTCTGTGCCATCTGGAAGTAGCGCTTTCCCGTCGGGCGCTGGTCAAACTTGCCAGTTTTAAGATTGTATTTGTAGCTCGCCATTAACTCAGAACTGATTTGATTTTCCGGTAGCCGCTCTTTTTTGACTGCAAGCCAAGATCCTTTTTTACGCGCTCGATCTCTCCTAAAATCCACATTCGATGCATCCGGAGTTCAGGAAGCTCTATCCATTCGTATTCTCGATCTGAAACGGAAGGGATAGAAAGGCGATGCGCCTTGATGCCCCCGCTTGAGATCACTTGGCGGATGGCCGCATCTACGCTTGCTAGATCGGTCTCTAGTTGCGTCAGCTTGGCCGGAGTCGAGCCGAAGGCCGCCGTGATGGTAATCGTGCCGGTCTTCGGCTGGTAAACTGCGCCGGCTTTGCTCGCTTGGATCACATAGGCGTAATCTCCAGACACCCAGCCTGTGGACGTGGCGACATCGACTGAGAATGCCCATTCGCTCCCGTCTGCGGTCGCGTTAACGGTGTATTGCTGCGCCCCGCTGTTAAGCAGCATACTGACCGTCCACCCGTCGCCGGTCGGATAGTCCGTCAGGTTAACGGACCAATTGTCAGACGTAGTACCTGCTCGAAAGGTTTTAGGAATCGACATCGCCCGCCAGAAGTAAGCACTTTCAGGCTACCGAGCGGACAACCACCCAGCGCGTTTAGGGCGTCGCGGGCGTCGAATAGGCACCTTCTTGGGCGTTTTAGGCTGGTTTTCGGGTGTATCTGGCGATTTTTCGGGCGTTTCGTCGCTTGATTTGGTTTCCTCAGATCGCTTCTTCATTGCGAGCCGCTTGCGTGCCAGGGTTCTCAGGTTGATAGGCAGCGAGCGCAATGCAGAGAGAGCATAGACCCGGCAGTCAAGAGGCTCATTGCGTCCACCCGTTCCGCTTTCCTTCTTCTTTTGAAAGATAACTCTTGGTTGCCCGCCCGTCCATCTGATGACTTTTTCCTCGCTGGTCAGTTGTCGGAAATATTCCAAGCTATATTTCATGGGGAAATGCATTCGGCCGGCGCGCTCCTTTGGTCGGCTAAGATTGGAATAGATTGTCTCTTTCGCTGTGTCCGTTCCGACGTGAGCAAGGCGCACTTTCGCCTTCTTGAGCTTGCTCCACCTGGCAAAGATCGGTTGGCCGGCCGAGCTTACCCCCTTGCATGGGTAGATATGACGGCTCTGTTTGCCCCTCACGAACGAGTAGACGGCGTCTGTACGATGACCGCCCGAATCAATGAAGCATGCCTTGATGCCCATTTCGCGGCCGTCAACTCGAGTGTAGAAGGTGGATTTCAGGAAGTCATCGAGAGCCTCTAGCGTTTCCTTGCTCGCCGGGTCGCCGTCAATGGTCTGGAAATCCAGTGACCATGACTCTTCGCCGTCGCCCCATCCGACGACCTCAAGCTCAAATCGATCATCCTGGCAATCAACGCCGCACGTGATCACCAAGATGTCGTCGGGTATCGCGTCAGGCCTGTAGTCTTCTCTCTGTTTGTGCAATGACTCGCAATCAGTCTCGATATTAGAAAACGCATATTCAAGACCGAGAACGGTATTAAAAAACACCTGTTCAAGCTCTGGGTCGCCCTTCGACTTCTGCCACTGGTCGCACAACCATCGCCAACTTCTAAAAGGACTGTAGGCCGTCCAAATGAAGTAGCCGCGAGCGTTCGCAGGGGCATCCGGATTCGTTGGGCTCCATCCCGCCGTTCCTCCCATTGCCTGGTCTGCGAGCATCGAAATCTTATGATGGTGTTCGATATGCTGCTCGCAAGACTGGCACTTATACTCGCCGTAGTGCTCGGCCTTCGGGTCGTCCTTCTCGAAGTGATCCCACTCTAAGGCAATGTGCTCTTTACAGTGTGGGCATTGCACGAAGTATTTCCGTTGGTCGGTGGATTCGTAGCCCTTCGCGGTTCGCGAGGCTCCCTTCAAGACGGGAGTCCCCCCAGCAACAAACATCCGGTTAGATTCGTAGGTTGCTTGTCGAGCGCGGGCTAGTTCGATTGGGTCGCCTTCCTTTCCTGTGCTGTGCGGGTAGCGGTCAACCTCATCGCAAAAGACAATCCTGATCGGCCTCGAAGCGATAGCCGCTGGACTATTCGCGCCGATCAGCTGCAGTAGTCCGCCAGGGAATTTCTTCCTGAGGATTGTGTTGCTGCTCTGCTTGGCTCGAAAGTCGGTTAGCTGGCACAAAGCTTCCGTGTCCCTCAACATCGGCTCGATGCGATCCTTGGAATAGCTCTCAGCCATCTCTAGCGTCGGCTGCACCATCATGATTGGGCCAGGGTCCAGGTGTAAGTAGTAGCCCAACGCATTGTTGAGGGTTTCAGAGTAGGCAATCTGCGCCGATTTTTTGAACCAGACCTCTTCAACGTCGATGGCGCTGCCCGTCATCACGTCGAGGATCTCGCGCATGTATGGCGTACGCTCGATGCGGAATCGGCCAACCTCCGCAGAAGCTTCAGGCGACAAACGCCGGTATTCGTTCGCCCATTCTGAGCCCGTGACATCAGGAGGCGGGGCGAAGCGCAATAGCACCCGTTCAACAAAGGCCTCGATATTAGCTAGGGCTCTCATTGCTCAAATCGGAAAGAACCACGCGCGCCTCCTTATCGATCCGCGCCTTCATCTGTCGCTCAGTATCCAGGCCAACGAGTTCAGGTGCCAAGCGTGATCCTAGGGCCATGACGCCTGACCGAATGGCCATCACTACCCGCGTCCAGGCGTCCTCAACTTGGCACACCTCGATCAGCTCGCCACGCTTGAGGGCATTCGCCATTTCTTGCGCGTCGGCTTTGGCCTTATCGTATCGAGCCTTTTCAAACTGCGGGTTCAGATCCTCACCGGTAGTCGGGTTTCCTGTCGCTCCCTTCGCCTTCGCCTTGAGATCCTTTTCTCTCCAACGAATGACTTCCTTCAGATTGATTACATACCTGGTGCCTTTCTTGGTGTGCGGGCATCCATCGGCAAACCAAGATTTTAAGGAATCCGGATGCCAACCCGTAACCTCCTTTGCCTGAAACAAGGTTAACTCTCGGCAATTCATCTAAATTGTAATAACTACCACCAGCACTATAGATGATTCACGCCTAGCCACTTTCTGCGAGTCTTGGCACCCTCGGAGGTATCTTAAGGAAGGACCCGTGAAATTCTCGAGAAAGGTCATGTTGTCATCGCCTATCTACTTTCCGCCTCCCTTTCCTTAATTGGTTCTCTAGTGCCCTGGCAAATTCTATCTGAAATCGATCACGCGCGACGCTTTCTATCTCCTTGTAAATCTTCTTTTTCTCTAGCTCTTGCAGAAACGAGAACGCGAATAGCTTCCTGATTTTGCGAGAGCCTGTTGTGTATTTGCCAGGCGGGTTGCCTACAAAAATAGACCTACCTTGCCTGCCTTGCTGGTTGCGTAAGTTCTTTGGCCTAAACGCTCCCTTGATTAGGCGGCCACGGAAACGGACACGTTGGACCCGACGCTTACCCTTACGGAATGACGTAACCTTGGTGTCTTTCGATTGCCCTAGCCCTAGGTAAAATTCATCGGTAATGATCTCAATGAATTGTCGCTTGCCCGTTGCTCGCTTGAGACTGACCGCTTTGCTAACGTCGCTCTTGCGTCTTGGGTTTAGCTCTCGGGCCATATTGTTCCTATGCTCTTTCCGGAGAGTAATTCCGGCACGGTTAAGTGCCTGCCTCGTTGCCGTTGGAACTTTGCGGCGCTGTAGTTCATCGAGGCTCGCGGTTATCGACTTTATGTTGGATCGAACAGTGATCATCGCATGAATTTGAATGTTGTTTGGCCATCCGGGAGCGTATGCACGCCACCCCGCACGCCCAACCGGCCGGACTCGGCGCGCGTCATCACTGGAGTACTCAGTGCTTTATCGAGTGACCAATTCATTCTTGTGATGCGGTAGCGTACCGCCTGCGCAGATATAGGCACCCCACTTTCTCGGATAGCCTGCC